GAATAGGGTTCAAGCAAGCCATTCTATATACAATTATAAGGATATAGATGATGGAGATAAGATCGAATTTAGATTATTCGATTATCCTAAAATTGACGGATATTATCAGCCAAGCATTATACAGGAAAGCTCTATTGCATCTCAAGAAGACATAAATCAATTCAATGCCATAAATGCATTATTAGGCCCTAAGAAACAAGTCAGAGTATGGCTGGTATTATGGGAGAATGCACCTAAAAAATGTTCTGAATACCAACAATCCTATTGGAAAGGCGGAAACAAAAATGAGCTCGTTATATGCTTGAATGTAAATAAGAAGAAAGAAATACAATGGGAGCATATTTTTACCTGGTCCGATAAATCTATTCTTAAAATAAAAATAAGAGATTATTTAGCCGAAAGAAAAGGAAAGCCTTTGAATGTTATAGAGCTAAGAGATTTCTTATATACCGAAATAGACAAAGATTGGGTAAGAAAGAACTTCCATGATTTTGATTTCTTGATAGTAGAATTGACCTCTAGTCAACTAACTTGGCTTTACCTATTGGTTACACTGTTTAGCTTAGGAATTGTTATCTGGACCATCCTAAATCCATTCGACAATGATAATTCTCCTACTAAAAAGACAACATTTAATAAATACTTATTTAAAGATGAAAGATTTAAAAAATCTAGATTGGATGTCGAAAAGCAATATAAATCAGTCATGTCTTGGATCCGTAAAAGGATGGGTGTGGAATAGTTTTTATTATTAAAAAAATATTTATATAATAGTAATTCTAATTGGAAATATGCTTATAGATGCGTTAACAACACAGTACGATAATGCTGTGAGAAGAGGATGGGATAAGATATATGTCGCTGTGGACATCCACCAGACAATGATTTATTCCAATTATAACTCAGAAATTCTTCCTAAAGAATTTTATCCAATGGCCAAGGAAACATTGATTATGCTTTCAAAAAGAAAAGATATTTGTTTAATATTATCGACATGCTCTTGGCCGGCAGAAATTTTAAAATATTTAAAATACTTTGAAGAATACGAAATACATTTTAAGTATGCAAATAAAAATCCAGAAGTAATAAATGATCGCCTAGGATATTTCTCTGATAAATTCTATTTCAATGTCTTATTAGAAGATAAAGCAGGATTTGTAGGAGAATCAGATTGGCAAGTAGTATATAATTTTTTCCAAAGTCATCCAATTTTAGAAGGTAAAAAACCAGATGCCGAAAAACAAGCTATTTAAAATCTATGCAATATTAACAATACTTTTTACGATCATAGTTGCTGTAGTATTTCCTGGATTAGGAATAGCTTTCAATGTTACTAATCAAATTTATGTAGAAGCCTTTAGAATTTTATTCATAGTGTGGATAGTATTATTAATTCCTTGGCTGATAATATTACTTTGGGATCAACTTTTTAATCAATAAATAATATGTGTATAACAGTAAATAAAGCTAATTTAGCAAAGACTAAAATAATGTCTCTTCCATTAGAATCTGGAAATCATTTTATTGCATACAGTAATAAGGTGAAGAATCTATCAGGAAAACCTAATGCGATGATCCTGCCTATCCCAGGAATCACTAATCAATCGTTATTTCATGATACTACTAAGTACAAAGATTTTATGGACGAAATCACGAAGAAATGTCGTCTGCAAGAAGATTATTTCGGTATACAATCTAAAGGCATGAGCAGAGGCCTTTTAAGTGCTAGTAGTTTTGATCAATTTGTGTTAGGGCAGTATACTATCGGATTAGCTAAAGGATTCGAAGGCATAAAAGAATTTTTAAATACTCTAACAAATAATAAAAGACCTGAAGTATCTAAAGAACTAGCAGATTTCTTTCAAGAGAAATATGCTGGTTGGTCATTTGCTATTTGTGTATTCGATTCCGATAAAACTATAGATGCTCAACCAATAGCATTCGAATACAAACCATTTGGCAATGGATTAATCTATTTTCCTACAATGGATAGTCATGATGGCGGTGCGCCAGATCTAAAAGGATTTGTGTCGACTGATCATACATTCATTTATGAACACACAGGCAACAAAGATCCTAAAGATAGATATTATCAAGAATTTGTGACTCTTGATGCAGATGTGCCATCATTTTTACAAAACAGAAGTTTTAGAGCTGAAACTTCGCACGATAATTTTGTAAGAAATGGAGATACATATTTAAAGATGGAAGATTTAAAGAATTCTGATTTTAAAACAGAACCTCAATTTAAAAGAATTTCTCCAGTGCCTCATATTCCTATTGAAAAACATTTCATTCAAAGAAAATTTTAAATAAAATGGAAACACTAAATCGTAAAGAAGTAATTGAAGTAATTGATTCAGCTCAAGCTGCTCGTAATTTGCCTACTTACAACGAAAAAGGAATATGCGATGATACTTTAATTAGCAGAGAGTTTTTGGTACAAATACTTGAAACTAAATTAAAAGAAAAGAAGTCAAGAAATTAAAAATATCTGTAGCCGAACATGACGGATGTGATAAAAGTTTTGAAGTGTGCATTAATGATCTTCTGTTTAAAGTAGATTACGATGATGTGGATCATGCTACAGTCGATGCCATGACTGATACCATGGTTGAAGTTCTAAAGAAAAATTGGGATTCTGTATTATTTTTAGCCAATCAGAAGAAGTATCAGAAGAAAAGATGGAAGGAAGATGAAGATTTGAGAGAAGAGTATGATAACAACTTCGAAAAATATTTCAAAGAAAATTTTAAATAAATTTCTACATTACCAAAAAAAATTATAGAATAGCATTCTATTAAATTTTTAAACAAAACAATTTATTGAAAATATAAGAGCTCAATAAAAACCATAATTTAAAGTTAAAAACATGTTCAACTCGAAAAAAAGTCAATTATTCGAAGCGCCAACTGCGACTTCATCGACTAACACAAGCAAAAAAAGTGCTGCCACTACAACTAAATCCTCATTCGTGAATGCAGGTTTAGCTAAAACTGCTGAAACAAAAAGCGGCAATGGCTCTAAAAAATATTCTACAACCGGAAATGATTTCGTAGATCAGTTTGGAAAGTTGGGATCTTACAAAGTTCCTCGTTCCTTTTCTGACATATCTAAAGACAGTAGCATCCTTTGGTCCGGTAACAAATTACTGACGGTATGTTTTATTCTATACATACGCATGATTACTCGTGTTACAGACATCTTCGGAAAGAAAACTAAGGAGCCACAACGCGGAGCAGAGTTAAAGCACGAAGGTATCTTCCGTATGATTTGGTTGCACACGGTTCAACCAGAAACTTTTTGGAAGAATATCACATTGTTCATCTCAGTAGGTTCTTGGAAAGATGTATTCACTATGCTACAATATGATTTAGTATACAACGGATGGGAAGGTCGTAAATTAGATTGGAAGAAATTCGGATCTCTTATAATGACCGGATTGCAGGACGAAAAACAAAATAATTTGATCAAAAAATATTTGCCTCAAATTAAAGCTAAATCTGCCTGCAAAACAGTGGATTCTCAAGCTGATAATATGATCGCTAAGTGGATATGTTCATTATTATTTGGTACCAAAGATAATGGCTCTACTTATAAACAATATCGTATACTTAAAACTTCAGGTACTGCTCACCAATGGCAAAAATTGATCTCTCAAGGAAAACACGATCTGATAGACTTCAACACAATCCACGGACGTGCTTTGAACAAATTAGTTCGTTCTAAGTACTTAGCTAACCAAGGTCTTAAAGAAAAATACGAAAAATGGATCACTAAGGACGAAGTGAAAGCTAAGTTTACAGGATTTGTTCACGAATTATTCGAAAAATTGCCAAGTATGTTGTCTGGTTTATCTAAAGGAGAACAAACTACTATCAACAAGCAATTTGAAACATTAATAGAAAAAGGCGGAGAAACTAAAGGAGAAACTACATTTATTGTTGTTCGTGATACTTCAGGTTCAATGGGATCACAAGCTCCTGGAACTAAAATGACCTGCTACAACATAGGAAAGGCATTAGCATTGTACTTCAGTTCTTTCTTAAAAGGAAAATTCGAAGATGCATTTATCGAATTCAACAGTGATGCTAAAATGCACCAGTGGAAAGGATCTACGCCACTTGATAAATGGTATAATGATAAAACTTCTTTCGTTGGAAGCACTAATTTCGAATCGGTGATTAATTTATTTGTTAAGCTTAAAAACAAAGATGGAGTTGCCGAATCTGATTTCCCAACTGGTATCCTTTGCATAAGCGATGGAGAATTCAATCCTGCTTCTTTGAATAAAACAAATGTTCAATCGGCTCTAGATATTCTTCGTCGAGGAGGATTCAGCAAGGAATATGTTGAAAAATTCACTATTGTTCTTTGGAATTTGCAAAGTAATCACTACGGAAAAGGAACAGGAGAGAAGTTTGAGACATACGGTGGAACTCCTAATGTATTTTACTTCTCAGGATATTCTGCCGCTACTGTAGCATTCCTAATGAATGCAGACATCAAAAATGCATCAGAACTATTTGACGAAGCAATGGATCAAGAAGTTCTTAACATGATTGAGTTATAATTTTTCTGCACCTCCAAAAAATTCTTCAGTGAGAAATTGCTGAGGAATTTTCTAAAACAAATCGAAAGATTTGATATATAACAAACGAAGTTCTTTCTTTTCTTGGCTGTAATAAGATTTGTAACAGCATCTTAACGTTTAATCCAAACCGGTGGTCGTAGGTTCGAATCCTATCAAGACGAAAGTTTTGTAGCTCAGCTGGTTAGAGCACTGGTACCAACAAACAAAATGCAAATCTGGCCGCAAGGCATTTACTTATAAAATAATGACATATTTCTTTGTTTATTTGACAATTTATAATTAAATGGTACATCTTTTAAAACGAAAGTTTTATTTTTGTATGATTTTCTTTTTCCGTCAATAATGCCTTTTATTAAATGCCTTTTAATATTATTTTTTCTTGCGCATTCATTAATAGAATCATACTTCATAATTAGATTTCCTAATAAATCATACATATCTATAGCTCTTGATAATTTTAAATGATGATTAGAATTTTTAATTTTCAGTTTGGTTTCTTTAGCACATTTGAAATTTTCCTCATTTGGTTCATAAATATTATATCCAAATTTTCTATTACTAGATTTATTAATGTTCATATAATGAATTTCCATATTTTTTCTAACCGTATAATTACATTTTTCTATTAAGGAAAATACAAATTTATCATTTCCATATTTATTATATGCTCTTTGTAAATGTATAGAATGATGTTTATTTAATTTTAAATCTCGAAAATGTTTATATTTTCTTTTATGTAAATTTTTTGTTGAACCTATATAAATTTTATTATTTACTATATTTCTTATTTCATATATGAAAGCATTCATTATTTATATATAAATTTTTAGATCATTAAACTTATTTATATAATAGTAAAAAGTTCTTTAATTTCTCGGCAAGAAGAGACACAGCAACCCTTAAAATGCAATTTACTCGTAATAAATAAAGCAAAATTCTCTTCTGATAAATTGTCTAACAGCAAACTAAACATGGCGCTATGCCGATAGTTGGTTCGAATCCAATTCTAAGAGAAACGGTCTCAAAAAATGACAATTGATAAAAAGGCACACAGCAAATTAAAAACTTTCAATTATGGTTTGAAAAACAAATGCCTTTTGTTACAGGAATATCAACAGCAAACTAAAAAACTTTTCTTTTGATGAAAAACAGATGGTATTCCGATAAGAACACGCTCAGCAACTTAATTTTCTGCATAAGAAGACAACAGTGTTCTGATAAAATATCTTACAGCAATTTACAAAATGGATAAAGTTGAGGTTCGCTTCAATGAACCGGTCGAATCCGGAAAAAGATATTTGAAAAAATCACAGACAGCAAATTAAATTATTTTTTTTTCGTAACAAAAAACGATCCATGTTCGATTCGTGGAGCCCATAGAGGCAGTGGTCTGGAATATCGATAGTGATTTGATAAAGGGCTTGGCATAAAAAACCAAGCCTTTGTTGTATAGAAAGGAAACCATATAAATGACATTTACAAAGTATCCGATATATTCATCATGCACTCCAAAAAAGAAGTACAGCGACATTATAGCAGCTTCTGACGCAGGCAAGATGCAGATGTATGATAGTAACTACAAGATAGATCTTTATATTTATCAGTGCGAGCACTGCCAGCAATATCATTTGACTCAGCAAGTCACAGATATTCCTTGCTTAAAATAATTTTTATTATTTAAGATTAAATCATATAATAGTTCTATATTAAATTTAACATGGAATTTAAAATAGGAGATTCAGTAAAAATAAAAGAAGATACTCGGTATTATAATGACAATAAACCTAGCAATCCTAATAATGTCAATGGTAGGATTACTAGATTTTATAATGACTTAATTTATGTATTATGGCCTACACACAAAAATGCAAATGTATATCACGAAAGTGATTTAAAATTAACAGAAGTCGTAATTGATTCATACTCTATTTATTAATTTATCATGAAAGAAATATCCATTTATAATTTAGCACACAATGAGATTGATGATAATTGTTGCGGCATATTTGATAGAATAAATGATGATGGCATTATTTATTGCAACGAATGCGGTAAAACAATGAGAGATGTTGTATTAGATAATATAAAGCCAAAAGAAAAAACAAAACTAAAAAATGGCGATAAAGTAAAAATTAAAAAAGGTTTAGAATGGCGATTTTATTATGCTAATGGAATGATAGGAGAGATTATTAATACATCATATTCACCAAATCAACCTTATCTAGTTCAATGGCCTAGACCAACTTGTGTATCTTATAAAGAAGATGATTTAGAGCTTGTAGAAAATAATATAATTGATTCATATTCAATTTGTTAGAAAATAAATTTCTATAGTTCAAAAAATATTTATATATTTGCAGTAACGAAAACAAGAAGATTATTATTATGAAACAATAATATATAATAATGACACTATGGCCGAAGGGATAGGTGGAGGTCTGCAAAACCTCTTATGGGAGTTCGAATCTCTCTAGGGTCTCATTAAAAAATAAATAAAAACAAAAAGAGATTTACAATATATAAAGAACATTATGAAAACTAACACACCATCATTAAGTCTGAGTTTATTGTCACTTTCGTTACGAAAGATGGCCGGACTTTGTGTTGAATTCTCATAAGAATATTTATAAAGAATTTAAAAGGAAGCTCGGTCAAGAAATTGGTCGAGCTTTTTTGTTGAATTTAATTTAGATAGTTGTTATGAAAAGAATAAAAGTGAAAGGAAAATATAAAAGAAGATACAATAGTAAAACCAAAAAGGAAATACTATTTATTTTTAAAAAGATCTTTGATATAGATGCAGTAGAAATAACGCATAGAAATATTGACATAGATGCAGAAAAAGAAATAAATGCTGTTCTTAAAAAAAGAGGATATGTGGAAAAACTGGACGGATGGTATAATGGATTTGTAAGAGTTATTGTCGATAAGAAAAGTGTAAAGATAACTCATGACATTCCAAACAATAAAATGTCTATTGTAAGCAATCCATTGTTAACTTTAGATGATTGGTGTCAGTACTTTGAAACTATTAATTCGAAGGTGCAAGTAGATTAAAAATATGCCGAGGTGCGGAAATGCCAAAGCCGGCTGGTCTTAGGAACCAGTGATCTAAGGGTTGGAATCCCTTTCTCGGTACAACTAAAATGCTCGAGTGTGGAAATTGGCAAAGCCAATTCGATTCAAAATCGAATGATGTGAGGGTTCAAATCCCTTCTTGAGCACGATTGATAAATATGCCTGGGTGCGGAAATTGGCAAAGCCGAACAGACTTAAAATCTGTTGATGTAAGGGTTCAAATCCCTTTCCAAGTACAAAATGGAAATAGAAATAAAGAAAGATGCTTGGGATAATTTTTTGTCTGCATTCGATTACGAATCAGATGTCAGCAACTTTAAATATGATTTTAAAGTGATGACTAAAAAATATGGGCAAGCATATATGACATTTTGCAAAGCTCAATGGTCTGCTAATGAAGGAGTTCAGACTGAAGAGGAATTTATGAAGATGAATGGCAATATGCCTAGATCGTTTTTTGAAAAAGTGGTAAAATAGAAGGATGCCAGAGTGGCTGAATGGGCTTGCCTGGAAAGCAAGTAGTCGCGAAAGCGGCTCACGAGTTCGAATCTCGTTCTTTCTACCGAAATTAAAATGGAGGATTGGCAGAGTGGTCTATCGCACCCGCCTTGAAAGCGGGAGGTCGCTGTGAGGCGGCCCGTGGGTTCGAATCCTACATCCTCTTCTGAGTTATTTTTTTTACCTTAATATGGAGAGTAAACCTACCAGGGTAGGAACAGCATGCTAAGCTGTATGGTCGGCCTTTGCTGACTGTGGATCACGACCACTGCTCTCCTCCGCGGTCATTTTTGTACCTTGATTTTAATATATAAAATAAAATCAAGTGTACGAAGATGCCAAGAAAACAACACAAATATCATTTTTTGTATAAAACTACAAATATAATAAATGAAAAGTTCTATGTAGGAATGCATTCTACTAGTGATATAAATGATGGCTATTTAGGTTCAGGTAAAAGACTTAGATATGCAATCAATAAGTATGGTAAAGAAAATTTCAAAAGAGAAATTTTACAATTCTTTAAAAATAAAGAGAATTTAGCTAAAGCTGAAACAGACATAGTCAATGAAGATCTTTTAAAAGATCCTCTATGCATGAATTTAATGATTGGTGGAAATGGCGGAACTACTTATGGATTTAAAGGTAAAAAAAGATCTAAACAACATAAAGATAAAATGTTTAACGCTTTCAAGAAAAAATTAGATGATCCTATTTTTAGAAAAGAATTTGGCAATACTATGTCTAAAGTTAATAAAGAATATTTCGAAAATGGAGGCATAAATGCATTTAAAAATAAAAAGCATACAAAAGAATCTAAAGATAAAATAGGAAAGAATAGTTCTATTAGACAAAAAGGTAAATTAAATTCGTGTTATGGAACTTGTTGGATTTATAATTTAGAATTAAAAATTATTAAAAGAATAAAAAAAGAAGAATTAAATAATTGGCTAAATTTAGGTTGGATTAAAGGAGCAAAGCATAAATGGAATTAACAAAAACTTAACAATTTGTTAACATTGGAATGGGGTAAAATAAATACTTTTGCTGTTATATATCTACAGCATGAGCAACGTAAGCAGGCATTCATTCCTTAAGTCTTTAACCGGCTTTGCTGCCTTGTCTCTTTTGCCTAAAAATTTAATCTCTTCTCCAAATGACTCTATTAAAAATCAATCTATTGGTGAACTGATTAAGGTTGTACATCTTACTGATGTTCATATAGAAAATAATCCAATAGCGGAAAAGGCATTTGCTACTTGCTTAAATTCCATAAACGAATCTAAGCCTGATTTTATAATCAATGGAGGAGATTCTATAATGAATGCAGCTTTTACATTCTCAAAAGACAAAGTGAATAGTCAATGGAAATTATTCAAAGACATTTTAAATAAAGAAAATAACGTATCGGTAAAACACTGCATAGGAAATCACGATCTTTATGGAAGCTGGCCTTTGACTTCTAAGGACGAATTAGGAAGGAAGCATAAAGCAATGGACGAATATGGAATGACAAAACCTTATTATTCTTTTGTTCATGGAAAATGGAAGTTTATTGTGTTGGATAGTATTCAGTTGACATCTTCAATTCCTGGATATTATGCTAAGTTGAACGAAGAGCAGATGGAATGGTTAGAACGAGAGTTGACAGATACAAAAGACTTATTTGTTTGCATAGTGTCCCATGTACCTATTTTATCGGTGTGTTCTTTGTTCGATGGAGGCATATTAGGAAGCGAAAAGATGGATAAGACATTATCTAACAGCAAGTTGCATTCTGATTCGGCAGAGTTGACTAGGATGTTTTATAAGCATGGAAATGTGAAGGTATGCTTGAGTGGACATATTCATTTGATTGACCATGTTAATTATTTAGGAGTAGATTATTACTGCAATGGTGCGGTAAGTGGATCTTGGTGGAAAGGAAATCACCACGAATTTCCTCCAGCTTATTCTGTGATGTCTTTTGGAGATGATGGAAAAGTATCTAGAGAAGTGAAGTATTATAATTGGAAGTAAGCTTTTTAATTTTCGCAGATTATTGATATAATAGTTTTATATGAGAATAGAACTTACAAATTTTGTCAAAAGACAGTGGAAGCCTGATTTTTCCGGTACCAAAATGATAAGTGTGGATCAAGAAGATTTAGTTAGAATTATTAATGAAATTTCTTCTGATTTTGCTAATTACGAAAAAGAAATAGATGCTAGTAATTTTATTATAGTACCTCACAAAGAATGGAGTTTTTGTAAATATTTAATTTTTGAAGATGCTAGATTTAAAGATGTTAAAGTGGCAACGGTAAAAATAGATCATACATTGATTCCATATATCAG